ACAACCCAGGCAGCGTTGTTGACCGTAACGAGTTTGTTGCTGACATTTTTGTCAAACCTGCTCGGTCTATTAACTTTATTTCTCTAAACTTCATCGCCACGAAAACTGGTGTTGCGTTTAGTGAAGTAGTAGGGGCATAGGAGAAACACATGGCAAACATAAACGACTTTAAAGCAACATTAAAAGGTGGTGGTGCAAGAGCTAATCAGTTCTCAGTAACTTTACCTTTCCCAGGCTTTGCAGCTGTGGGTGGAGAGACAAGAGTATTGTCTTATTTGTGTAAAGCAACACATTTACCTGGCATGACATTAAACGAAACACCAGTACCGTTTCGTGGTCGTACCATGTATATAGCAGGAGATCGCCCATTTGAGCCTTGGACTACTACTGTGTTTAATGATACTGATTTTCTCATCCGTAATGCGATGGAAAGATGGATGAATGGTATTAATTCTATGTCAGATAATAGTGGATTGGAAAATCCTGCTGACTATATGGTTGATGCATTCGTTGATCAACTAGATCGTGCAGGACAAGTAATCAAATCTTATACATTCAGAGGTTTGTGGCCCCTAACAATAGGAAATATTGATTTGGGTTATGATGCTAATGATGCTGTAGAAGAATTTGAAGTAACCTATCGCTATCAATTTTTTGAAACAAATACTACCAGTTAATATTTCGTATAAATATTTACATTGATAAATTGAATACGGAGTATTATGGCACAATTATTTGGATTTGAAATTACTAGAACTTCTAAGGAAAAGGGAGAACAACCAAGTTTTGTTCTCCCCGATTCTGAAGATGGAGCAACTACCTCTGCTGGTTTTTATAGTGAATTTATAGATATAGAAGGTCAGACTAAATCGGAATCTGATCTTATTAGAAGGTATAGATCAACTTCAGAACATCCCGAATGTGATCTCGCAATCGAAGATATTGTCAACGAATCGGTAAATACAGATGAATTAAAAGCTTCTGTATCACTTAATGTTGATAATCTTCCATATTCATCAAAAATCAAAGGTAGAGTTCAAGAGGAATTTAAACAAGTATTAAACTTGTTAGATTTTAATAATAAGGCACATGATCTTTTTAGACGATGGTATATAGATGGCCGTCTTCATTTTCATAAAATTATAGATGAAGAAGAGCCACAAAAAGGAATACAAGAATTAAGATATATTGATGCTTTAAAGATAAAAAGAGTACGAAAAGTAGATAAAGATATAACCAAAAAAGGTTCACCTACTGTTAAAGTATTAGAAGATTTTTATGTATATAATGAGGGGGGTGCAATTACCTCAAGTACACAAAGTGCAGTCGGTGGTACTCTTAAAATTACTGCTGATGCGATTGCAAATTGTCCTTCAGGACTGTTTGACCCTTCTAAAGCACTAGTACGTTCTTATCTACATAAAGCAATTAAGCCTGTCAATCAACTTAGGATGATTGAAGATGCAGTAGTTATTTACCGCATTGCAAGGGCCCCTGAACGAAGAATTTTCTATATAGATGTTGGAAATCTACCTAAAGTAAAGGCAGAACAATATCTTAAAGATGTGATGAATCGTTATCGAAACAAGTTGGTGTATAATGCTGCAACTGGTGAGATAAAGGATGACCGCCAGCAGATGAGTATGTTAGAGGATTTCTGGTTGCCACGTAGAGAGGGTGGTAGAGGAACCGAAATAACAACTCTACCAGGCGGACAAAATCTTGGTGAGATTGATGACATACTATATTTTCAGAAGAAATTATATCGATCATTAAATATCCCTATTAGTCGTTTAGAGACTGAGAGTGGATTTAGTATGGGTCGAGGCGCAGAAATAACAAGAGATGAAGTAAAATTCACCAAGTTTGTTCAGAAGCTGCGAAAGAAGTTCAATTTTCTTTTTAATAATATCCTTAAAACTCAATTAATACTCAAAGGTGTTGTTGCAGAGGAAGATTGGTTAAGTATTAAAGAGAATCTTTCATATGAGTATATGAAGGATGGACATTATGCAGAAATGCGAGATATGGATCTATTGCGTGACCGTTTAGAAGTCCTAAATACAATAGAACCTTTTATTGGTCAGTATTTTTCTAAAAGATATGTTCAGAAACAAGTATTCAGAATGTCAGATGATGAGATTGAATCCATGCAAAAGGAAATGGAATCAGAACCAGAGCCTGATGAAGATGAAGATCTATAATAACAACTTGGAGATAAATTATGAGTGAATTACCAAATATGATTTCAGCAGTAGTTGGAGACAACAAAATAGATGCAGAAGCCCATTTTAAAACTACAATAGCACAAAAAATAGGAAATGCTATGGATTTAAAACGAGTAGAAGTAGCAAATTCTTTGATAAAAGGACAATCTAATACTTCAGTAGAGAATTCTGCCGATGAAGAAGTTTAAAGAATTTAATACATGGGTTGTAGAAAAGGATGAACATAAAAAATCATCTACATATAAAAAACTTACACCTAAAATGAAAAAGGCAGTAGATGATGTCTTTGACACAATGGAAAAAAATCCAGGCGATTTTTTAAGTACATTTGATAAGAATGTAGAGAAGGTTGCAAAAAAACATGGTGTAAAAGTTAAAGATATTATGAATTATTTTGATAAAGAAATGCTAACAATTTAGGATATAAACTATGGCAAATTCAATTAGAAACTCACATGGAAGAAGTGTCTTACACATAGACACTACTGATGGAGAAATAACATTAGCAGAACTTAAAGCAACTGGTGAAGCTACTGTAGTCAGCGCAAGTATTGTCGATATTTTTTGGCAGACTGCAACCTCAATTACAATAGATAGAGGTGGTACAGCTGTTCATGCTTTCACAGGTACAGGACATTGGAACTTAGGTGCAGCTGGAGCTGAACTGTCAGGATTACAAACCGCAGATTTAGGTATTACAGTATCGGGCGCTTCCTATGCAGTTATTATTGTACATAAATCATATTAATAGAGGGATAATATGAAACTAATTACAGAAATGTTTGATGATTTTGAAGTTCTTTCTGAAGGAAAGAATGGTAAAGATTTGAAAATTAAAGGGGTTTTCATGCAAGCCGAGACTAAAAATCGGAATGGTAGATTATATCCTCTTGATATTTTAACAAAAGAAGTTACTCGATATAATAAGGAACTAATTCAGCAGAAACGAGCTTTCGGAGAATTAGGACATCCAGAAGGGCCTACGGTCAATTTGGATAGGGTTTCTCATTTAATCGAAGAACTATACCCCGAAGGTAATAATATCATTGGGAAAGCAAAGATTCTTGACACACCTAACGGTAAAATTGTCAAAGAATTGCTAAATGCAGGTGCGAAACTTGGAATCTCTAGTAGAGGAATGGGTACACTTGAAAAGAAGGGTCAAACTAATGTAGTTAAAGATGATTTTTATCTTGCAACAGCAGGAGATATTGTCGCTGATCCATCTGCACCAGAGGCGTTTGTGGAAGGAATAATGGAAGGGAAAGAATGGATTTGGGATAACGGACTTCTTAGGGAATCCGAAGTCGCAAAAATACATAGACTCGCTTCCGCAAATAAGAAGGCAGAAGCCTTTGAAATGTTTCTTTCAAAACTCTAATATTATAAATATAATTAATCAAAACTACTAAAGGAGACTTATATGTCTGAAGAACTCACTAAAGAGATGGAAGAAGTGGATGAGGTCGAAGAGGCTACAGCAAAACCAACAGGTACATCTGCTAAAGAGCCCGGAGCATCCAATCCAAGTTCCATTAAATTAAAGCAGGAAAAAGAAAATATGGAAAAAGCTAAAACTTCTAGCAAAACATCTGATCCTAAAGCAACTAAAGGTACAGTAAAACCTGTAACTTTGGTAAAAACTGAAGAAAAAGATGAAGATAAAGAAATAAAAGCAAAATCTGAATCCGATGAAGAGGAAGAAGAGGAAGAAGTTAAAAAGGAAGAAAAAGCATCTGCTCCTAAACTTAAATCTGAAATTATGCAAGGACTTGTAGACCACATTAAGGGTCTGAAGAAAGAAGACCTTGCAAAAATGTATGGTACTCATATTTTGGGTGAAACCGAAAAGGATGAGGGATATGAGGAAGAAGAAGAAGATGAAGAAGCTTCCAAAGTTAAGAAGGAATCAATTGACCAAACAATTGAAGATCTAGATGTATCACAAGACATTGAAGCTTTAGTTCAAGGTGAAGAAGAACTCTCTGACGAATTTAAAACAAAAGCCGCAACAATTTTTGAAACTGCAATTAAATCAAAAGTTCGTACTGAACTAGAGAAAATTCATGCAGAAAATCAAGAATCTTCAAAGAAAGTTGCAGAAGAAACAATGACAAGTGTAGTTGAAAAAGTCGATGACTATATGAACTACGTTGTTGAACAATGGATGACTGAAAACGAACTTGCTATTGAGCGTGGGCTCAAAGGTGAGATCGCAGAAGATTTCATTAGTGGTCTGAAAGGATTATTTGAAGACCATTATATCGATGTTCCAGATGAGAAGTATGACATCTTGGAAGCCAATTTGACTAAAATAGAAGAATTGGAAGATAAATTAAACAAACAGATGGAAGAAAATGTTCAGTTGAAAAAGGCAAAAGGTGAACTCGTAAAAGAGTCCATGATTGCTGATGTTGCTGATGGGATGACTGATACCGAAACTGAAAAGTTCCAAAGTCTGGTTGATGATGTTGAGTTTTCCGATGAAGAATCTTACAAAGAGAAACTTCAAACGATAAAGGAAAGCTATTTTGGTACTGATGAAGTAAAAGCTCAAGATGAGACTCTTACTGAAGAAGGAACCGAAGAACCTGTTGAAGTATCTGGATCTATGGCACAATATATGTCTGCCATTAAGAAAGATAACTCAAGGGCGAAAAAATAATATCTAATAAACTTTTTAAAGGAGTAATTTATGTATAATTCAGAAGCTCTCCAAGAGAAGTGGCAACCAGTTTTGAATCATCCCGATCTACCTCCGATCAATGATGCTTACAAACGTGCAGTTACCGCTGTTATCTTGGAGAACCAAGAAAAAGAAATGAAGGAATCACGCAGTTTTTTGACTGAGGCAGAAATGTC